CTCATTTGATCTAACATCATCAGTTTCAGGCTCATCAGTTACTTATTCTTCTAGTGATTTTATTATGGGTATATCTCAACATAGTGAGCAAACAGATTTAAGCAAAGCTACTATAAGTTTAGTATTATCAGGTGCAGATCAAACATTTATATCATTAGTTTTAAATGAAAATGTAACAAATGACACAGTAGATATTTATAGAGGCTTTTTAAATGATTCTAATACATTAATTGCTGACCCATTCCTTTTATATAAAGGAAATGTAGAAAGTTTTGCAATATCTGAATCTCAAAATGCAAGTTCTGTAGAATTGTCAATAGTATCACATTGGGCAGACTTTGAAAAAAAGAATGGTCGTAAGACTAACAATACATCACAACAAAGATTCTTTAGTACAGATGTTGGAATGGATTTTAGTTCTCAAACTATATTAGATATTAAATGGGGTAGAGAATAATGTTTAATTGGTTTGATAAACTTTTAGTAAAAATAGCAAAAAAGATATTAAATAGATATGCACCTAAAGGCGAATTTATTGCTTATATTAATGAAAAAGAAGAAAAAATATTAAAACAATTAGGTGGATATGGAAAGCCTATCAATGAAACAGGAATTAAATCTTTTATAAGTATTAAAAGTGTTGTTAAAAGTGCTGTAAGTTTTGTAACAAAAAAAGTACCTTTTTTACAAAATCCTTTTGTTCAGTTAGGCATTACTTTATTTTTATCTTGGGTATTACGACCAAAAATTCCAGACCAACCTGACTTTGGTAATAATGATTTTGATAATTTTGAAAAAGGATTATTAGTTAATAAACAATCTAATGACGCAAATATTCCTGTAATTTATGGAGAAAGACTTACAGGGGGAACTAGAGTATTTGTAGAAACTTCTGGCACAGACAATACTTATTTGTATATGTGTGTCGTCATGGCAGAGGGAGAGATAAATGATATAGAAGAAATAAGAGTAGATGATAAAGTTGTTACTTGGGCAAGTGCATTATCAGATGGAACAGAAGTAGAAGTAGGAAGTGGAGATAGTAATTTTTATAAAGATTCGACAAGTTTAATTAGAGTAGAACCTCATTATGGAACAGATGGTCAATCAGCATCATCTTTATTATCAACATTATCATCTTGGGGAAGTAATCATAAATTATCTGGCTTATGTTATTTAGCAATTAGATTCAAATGGAATCAAGATGCTTTTTCTGGTATTCCAAAAGTACAAGCTAAAATACAAGGTAAAAAAGTTAAAACATATAATTCAAGTTTAGTAGAACAGTCTGCAAGTTATCAAACTAATCCAGCATGGTGTTTATTAGATTATTTAACTAACACTAGATATGGAAAAGGAATAGCATTAAGTGAAATAAATTTACAATCTTTTTATGATGCTTCACAAGTTTGTGTAACACAAGTAACACCATATTCTGGTGGTAGTGATATTAACATTTTTGATACAAACACAGCATTAGATACATCAAAAAACATCATAGATAATGTTAGAGAACTTATAAAAGGTTGTAGAGGTTATCTTCCATATAGTGCTGGTAAATATAGTTTAGTTATTGAAACAACAGGAACAGCAAGTATTACATTAACAGAAGATGATATTATAGGTGGTTATAGTTTATCAACACCAAATAAAAACGAAAAATTTAATAGAGTTATTGTAAGTTTTGTTGATCCATCAAGAAATTTTCAAGTTAATGAAGTTCAATACCCACCTATTGATGATTCAGGATTACCAAGTGCAGACCAACACGTAACAATGAAAACTGCTGATGGTGGATTTTTGTTAGAGGGTAGATTTGATTTTAAAACTATTACATCTCCATATCAAGCAGAAGAAATGGCAGAGGTTATACTTAGAAGAAGTAGAGAAGCATTATCTTTAGGAATAACTGTAAGTTTAGATGCTTATGATTTAGCCATAGGAGATATTGTAAATATTACACATTCTTCTTTAGGATTTTCTGCTAAACCTTTTAGAGTTATTGGTATTACTTTTAATGAAGATTTTACAGTAGGATTATCTTTAGTGGAGTACCAAGCCACACACTATTCGTGGGCTTCTAAAACTCAAGCAACAGCAGTACCAACAACAAACTTACCTAATCCATTTACTATTCAACCACCAGCAAGTGTAACCTTAGATGATACCCTAATTGAATATAATGATGGAACTGTAATTGTAGCTTTAGATGTATCAATAGGTGCTTCTCCAGATAGCTTTATTGATTACTACCAAGTAGAATATAAACTAAGCACAGATTCAGATTTTATTATTTACGCACAAGGTTCAGGATTAAACCACAGAGTTTTAAATGTAATTGACCAATCTACTTATGATGTAAGAGTTAAAGCTGTAAATAGTTTAGGTGTATCATCAACTTATGTATCTGCACAAAGAACTATTGTAGGTGCTATTTTACCACCAAGTGATGTAACTGGATTTTCATGTAATATTGTAGGACAAGAAGCTCATTTAAGTTGGGAACAAATAAGTGATCTTGATTTAGCATTTTATCAAATTAGATATGCAACAGAAACAGATGGAACTGCTGAATGGCTTAACTCTGTAAATTTAGTTTCTAAAGTATCAAGACCAGGAACTTCAATTTCAGTACCAGCTAGAGCTGGAACTTATCTTATAAAGGCATTTGATAAGTTAGGTAATGCAAGTGCTAATGCGACTGCAATTATTTCAAATGTAACAGGAGTAACTAATTTTAATTCTATAACCACTGTTAGTGAACACCCTGATTTTGATGGAACAAATACAGACACAGTAATAATTGATAATTCAATACAATTAAATTCCTCTGAATTATTTGATAGTGCTAGTGGAGATTTTGATACTGAAACAGTTAGATTTTTTGATTCTGGTGCAAGTAATGCTGATTTTATATCAAGTGGTAATTATTTGTTTGCAGATGTGATTGATATAGGTGCTAAACATACAGTAAGAGTTACTGCAACTTTACAACAAACTGCATCTAACCCAGATGATTTATTTGACAGTAGAAGTGGGTTGTTCGATTCTGCTTCTTCTAGCTTTGATGGAGATGCACCAGCAAATTGTGATGCACATTTAGAAATTGCAACAAGTGATGATAACTCTACATATACATCTTTTCAAACATTTGTAATTGGAGATTATACTGCTAGATATTTAAAATTTAGAGTTCAATTGATTTCAAGAGATGGTGCTTCTACTCCTGTTGTTCAACAAGTAACAGTATCAGTAGATATGCCTGATAGAATATTTAGTGGAAATGATATAGTGTCTGGTGCTGGAACTAAAACTGTAACATTTACAAATCCCTTTAAATCTGCTAATTATGCAGTTGGTATTACAGGCGAAAATATGGCAACAGGAGATTTCTTTTTAGTAGAAAATAAGACTATAAATGGATTTGATTTAACATTTAAAAATTCAAGTGGATCAGCAGTTAATAGAACATTTGATTTTATTGCAAAAGGATTTTAAAAGGAGTATAAGAAAAATATGGCACAAGACGATTATAATATACCAAATCAATCATTTCCTAGTTTTAGATCAGATTTAAACTCTGCATTAAGTGCAATTAATAGTTCTAATTCAGGTACATCAAGACCGAGTTCAGCAGTAGCTGGTACAATTTGGTTAGACACAAGTGGTGGTGTAACTGCTTATGTTTTAAAATTTTTTGATGGTTCAGATGATATTTCTTTAGCCAATATTAACACAACTGCAAATACAGTTGATTGGATTGATAGTTCAGTTGTAGCAGATATAGTAGGAGATACTTCTCCACAATTAGGTGGTAATTTAGATGTTAATGGTAATTCAATCGTATCAGTTTCAAATGGAAATATATCAATTACACCTAATGGTTCTGGTAAAGTTATTATAGATGGTATTTCACACCCAACAGCAGATGGAACTGCAAATCAAGTTTTAACTACAAATGGGTCAGGAGTTTTATCTTTTGCAGATGCTTCTGGTGGTGGTACTTCTTGGGTATCAGCAGTAAAAACTGCAAACTTTACAGCAACTGCTGGAGAGGGATATTTTATAAATACATCAGGTGGTGCTTTTGAAGTTGATTTACCCACTTCTCCAAGTGTAGGAGATGAAATAGAATTTGTAGATTTTTCAAGAACATTTGCAACAAACAATCTTACACTAGATCAAGGCTCAAATAAATTTCAAAGTAATACATCTCCAAAACCTGTTTATGATGTTAATGGTCAATCAATTAGAATAGTTTATTCTGGCTCTACACAAGGTTGGATTCCTTTAGTAGATGATGATGTCACTATGGAAACTCCACAAACTGTATCAGTAGATTTTTTAGTTATCGCTGGAGGAGGAGGTGGAGGAAAAGATAAAGGCGGTGGAGGTGGTGCGGGTGGATATAGAAACTCATATAGCTCTGAAACTTCTGGTGGAGGTAATTCTTCTGAAACAGCTTTACAATTAAATCCTGGAACAGTATATACAATTACTGTAGGTAGCGGTGGTGCTGGTTCTACATCACTTCCTAATCAAGGGGCAAATGGAAATACAAGTTCAATAACTGGCTCTGATATTACAGACATAACTACAGTAGGTGGTGGTGGTGGGGGTTCTAATGGTTCACAACCATCGGCTGGTACAGGAAATGATGGTGGTTCTGGTGGTGGTGCTACTTATTCAGGTAGTAATGCTGGAAGTGGAACTGCTAATCAAGGTTTTGCTGGAGAAGATACTGGAGGACAAAACCCAGCTGGTGGTGGAGGTGGTGCTGGAGAAGTTGGTGGAGCAGATGGTACTGCTCATGGTGGTGACGGTTTATCTTCTTCTATAACGGGTTCTGCTGTTACAAGAGGTGGCGGTGGAGGAGGAAATAATGATAGTACTAACCAACCTGGAGGAGATGGTGGTGGAGGACTTGGTGGTTCTGAAAGTTCTTCAGTTGCTGGAAATGGTACTGCAAATACTGGTGGTGGAGGTGGTGGAGGTTCTGGAGCTCAACCAGGTGCTGGTAATGGTGGTTCTGGTGTAGTTATTTTAAGATTAGCAACAGCAAATTATTCTGGTACAACAAGTGGTTCTCCAACAGTTTCAACATCTGGTTCAGATACAATATTAACATTTAACGCATCAGGGAGTTACACAGCATAATGGCAAATTTTGCAAAATTAGGAGTTGGAAATAAAGTTGAAAGAGTTGAAGTAGTATCTAATGATGTTGCAACAACTGAACAAGCTGGTGTAGATTTTTTAAATAATTTATATGGCTCAAGAGATGTTTGGGTTCAGACTTCTTACAATGGAAATATTAGAAAAAATTTTGCTAGTAAAGGTTATAAATATGACCAAACTAGAGATGCTTTTATTCCACCAAAACCTTACAATAGTTGGGTATTAAATGAAACAACTTGTTTATGGGAATCTCCTGTTGCATATCCTACAGATGGTCAAGGATATACTTGGAATGAAGATAATCAAACTTGGGATTTAATAACATAAATATATAATTAGTGGTGTGAAACAATCTGTAATACAAAATTTATTTCCAATTCCTATTTATATGTCAAATATAGATAGACCATTTACTAAACAAGAATTACAATTTGTAGATAATCAAAAAAATTATTGTGTCAAAAATACAGGAAATATTAACACTAAAGATAATTACATTTTAAATAGAAAAGAATTTAAAAACATTAAGAAGTTTTTAGATCAATGTTGCAAAGATTATTTAGAAAAAATTATATCTCCTAAAAATAATGTTGAACTTTATATCACTCAATCTTGGTTAAATTATACAGAAGAAAATCAATTTCATCATCAACACGCACACCCTAATTCAGTTGTATCTGGTGTACTCTATTTTGATTGCGATAAAGAAAATGATAAAATTAAATTTACAAATTCAAAAGGTTATCAACAAATAAAACCAGAAATAGATCAATATAATATTTGGAACTCTGATACATGGTGGTTTGCATTAGAAACGGGTCAATTAACAATGTTTCCATCATCTACAACTCATCAAGTAGAAACAAAAAAAGGAAATAATACTAGAATAAGTTTAGCATTTAATACTTTTTATAAAGGTATAATAGGCTCAAATAGTAGTTTAACTGAATTGATTTTATAACCCTAAAATGTTATAAATCATCTGCGAGTGGGTATTAACTCCACACCACATACTCACTTGCTTTAACTATGATTTAAAACTATGAAATTATCAAAAAATTTTTCTTTAGAAGAAATGGAAAAGAGTTCTACTGCTATCAGGCTTGGTATTAAAAATAAAGCTGGTGCTGGAGAAATTAAAAACTTAGGCGATATTTGTTATGAGATATTAGAGAAAGTTCGTACTAAATTTGATGATAAGCCTGTTACAATTACATCTGGTTTTAGATCAGAGGAACTATGCGAAGCAATAGGAAGTAAAAAAACATCACAACACGCAAAAGGACAAGCAGTAGATTTTGAAATAGCTGGAGTATCTAATCTCGCTATCGCAATTTACATTTCTAATAACTGCGATTTTGACCAATTAATTTTAGAATACTACACAGGAGAACCATCATCAGGGTGGGTTCATGTATCATATTCAGATGGCTCTAACAGAAAACAAGTATTAACATTTGATGGCAAATCATATACTAATGGATTACCAGATGCGAAATGGTCTGGT